GCTCCAAAGAAATGGTTTGGTACAGGTTATACAAAAAATCATGATACATCTGACCTATACTGTGATAACTGGGAGGTATTATGATTACACCTAAAGTAGTAAAAAGATTTGATCTGACAAAGACCACGTTCATCATACCCTTACGGATAGAGACTGATGATCGTATGAGAAATATAATTACGACACTAATATATCTCACTCGTAATTTTGATACAAAGATCATTGTCAAAGAAGTTGATAAAGAATCAGTATACGAGCGTGAAGTTTTACCACTATTAGAACAAGCATTGGAACCAGACATGCTTGCATGTATTCATCACATATTTGAACAGAGTGATGAGTTTACATTTCATAGAACAAAGATACTCAATGATATGTTATGGATGGTGGACACACCAGTGGTAGTAAATTATGATAGTGATATTATTTTACCACTTGAGTCATACATCAATGCAACAAATATGATAGCGAAAGAGTGGGTGCATCCTGATGCAGAGGGTGCACAACCTGTGAAAATTATATACCCATACGGTTATGGTGATTATCAATTCCAATGTCATGTTGGTGACAATGAGGTAACAAATTTTATAAACTCTGGGTTCAACTTTGAATACTTCAATGGTCACATGAGACAGTGGGATGCTAAGTATGGATTCTGTCAATTCTTTGACACTGAGGAGTATAAAAAATTAGGTGGAGAGAATGAAAACTTCATAGCATATGGATATGAAGATGACGAAAGACATTTCAGATTCAATTTATTATCGAGTGTTGGTAGAATACATGAGTATGTTTATCATCTTGAACATGGTCGCACAAAGAACTCTTGGTTCAATAATCCATATTGTGAGGACAATAAAAAATTATGGGAAGAGTTGAAAGTAAAAGGTAAGAAATCTCTTACAAAATACTATCAGGAGGTTGATTATATCAAGAGAAGAAATGGATAAGAATAAAGCAGTATTCAAGTTAGCACATTTTCCTCCTGTCTTGTGGATAAATCTTGATAGATTTCCTGAGAGAAAAAAATATATGGAGGAGCAGTTTGATTACTGGGAGATAAAAGATCATCATAGGATATCAGGTATAGATGGTGCAGAGTATGAATCATACCTAAAGGGAACTGTGCCACCTAGTATGAATGATGGTGAGTTGGCATGTGTTATGTCACATCTATCTGCACTCAAATATTTTGTGGAAGAAACAGATCATGATGAGATTGTCATCATGGAGGATGATGTTGATTTATCTTTGGCAAGTCATTGGGATTTTACATGGAAAGATGTAAGACGTAGAGTTCCTGTTGCTTTTGATTGTTTGCAATTGACAATCATCAATCCCAATGGTATAACTTTAAAGTTACACCATAGATTTATAAATGACTTTTCTGCTGCTTGCTACCTTATTACTCGTCATCATGCAAGTAAACTTCTCAAGATTCATCAAAGGAAAACGCAGTGGAAACTCGATCAAAACATCAGACCAAGAGCAGTCTCCGAAGACTTGATTCTTGACAGTGGTAAGTCATATGCCACACCACTATTCAATTACAGATTAGATATGGGTTCTGCAATACATGAAGAACACATTGAGATCTTCCATAAGAATAGTAATCATGCACTAACAGAATTTTGGAGAGAGAATGGTGCTGATGTAAAGATAGAAGAAGTGATGCAATTAGATGAATATTGTGGTAGAATACCACCAGTAGTCTACATAAATCAAGGAAAGGAGGAAGCAAAACATGGTACCTAAAGTGGTATTGTCAGATGATCTCAAACAACCTGAGTTCAAAGGAATGGTTGATCATGGTGCCATCGGTGTCTTTGATAATTTTGTGAAGTGGGAGTTCTGTGATTCTGTCATAGACTCTTTTGAGTTTTGGCACTCTAAAAAACATATAAAGAAAGATGATGTAGAAGTCAAGGTCACATCTTTCAATGGTAGAGAATTGACACTGAATCCTTTAGGTGAGGGTGGTAAACAATTTCCAAAAGAAGGTGCACTCGGTAGAAAAGATGAACAATTATATCTTGAGATTGCTGACCCTGCTCTTGCTATGGAGATCAATCAAGTTGTGGGTGCATGCTTTGAGATCTATGCAAAAAAATATAAAGGTATACTAGACTCATGTGATCCTGTTTCATCATGGACATGTAAAATACAGAAGACAAAATCTGGTGGTGGATATCACATATGGCATTCAGAGAATGGTAGTTTTCTATACAGAGATAGAGTTGTAACATGGATGATATATCTCAATGACATTCCACCTGAGAATGGTGGTGCAACTGACTTCTTCCATCAAGAAATATCATTCCAACCAAAGAAAGGCACTGTAGTATTGTGGCCAGCAGCATACACACATGTGCATAGAGGAGCATTCCTTACAGGTGATAAGCCAAAGTACATAGCAACTGGTTGGTTCTCTCGTGAACCAGGTGAAGTAACTAATAGAAAACTTGGTGAGTTAGCAGGTCAACTTGCACCAAAGGATATGTTGAATGGATGATATTCTACACCTCAATAACAAATGGTTATGATAAGTTAGCAACACCGCCAGAGGTAGATGCTAGATTTGTTTGTTTCTATGATGGAGACAAACCAGAGACAGAAGGATGGGAGTATATAAAATTAGAAATAGATGAGACATGTCCTGTAAGAAAATCTTATCACCCCAAACATTGTCCTCATTTATATTTTGATAAAGATTCTGTCACTGTGTGGATAGATGCATGTTATCCTATATCTGATTACATTGTAGAATTGTCAAAAGATCTTTTTGAAGAGCATGATTTTGTTCTCCAAAAACATCCAGAAGAGAGAACACTTTTCAAAGAATTTCAAAAGTTATATGAGCATGGGTTCTCTACTAAAGAAGAGATCCTTGATATGTGTAGAAGAATAAAAGAGATTGGATATCCAATCAAGTATTATAACCAAACAATCAACAGTCTTATTTGGAGAAGACTTACACCTGAGGTTAGTGAGTGGTGTGAGACATGGAGAGAGTGGTATGATGATGGTGTCAATAGAGATCAAGTATCAAGTTCTATCGCAGAGTATTTGATAGGTAAAAAATTTAGATCACCTTTGGCATTCAAGATACATCGTGTGCCAATAAAATTAGAGATGAGAAATAGACAGAATAGAGTCAAAGATTATAGTGAATCATATGTATTACAAGACAGACCAACAGCTAAGGATAGGATAAAATTTATAGATGATTTACGTGACATATTCTACGATAAGTCTGAGGTATTATTCTCTAGTAAGTTGTATGCAACTGTGAAGTATACACCTTTTGAAATGAATGAGCATACAGAACCAAAGGACATGATTGTATACACATGTATTACTAATGGTTACGATGAATTTGTACCTGGTAATTACTATCATCCTGATGTTAGATATGTTTGTTTTCATGATGGTACAGTGGACACAAGTGTAGAACCATGGGAGTATATAAAACTTGATCTAGATATTGACTGTCCAAGAAGATTATCATTTTATCCTAAGGCAAATCCACACCTATATTTTCCAGAAGGATCACACACAATATGGATAGACGGATGCTACAGACATACACACAAGTTTATTGAGAGAAGCAAGATATGTTTCCCATTTACAATGCTAAGACATGCATCAAAATTCACATACTATGATGAGATGTTAGAAGGTTTTACATGTGCTTTCTTTAGTTACGATGACGCAATCAATCTTACAAAGAAACTCAAAGAGACAGGATATAATTTCAGAACATATGCAAGTCCTCTTGGTACGATAGTGTGGAGAACTTTGACACCAGAGATGACAAAGTTCAATGAGTCATGGTACAAGTGGTCGTTGATTGGATGTAACAGAGATCAGATTGCATACGATATGGCACTCAAAGAATCAGGTATACAATTACCATCAGTTTTTGAACGTAGAGCAGATTCAGGTGTGCCACTAGGATATTATAATAAGTTTGGTAGAAGAGGTATGCATCCACAGAGGGGTGACATGAAACAGTACCTTAGAAAAGATGAGTTGTTGCAAGAGATGTGTGAGATTACAGGTCTGAACCCCAAACTATATACTGAGTACCCAGACCATGAATTTTATATGGGTAAGTACAATATTATATGATTTACTATACTATAAACACTGACAATTACATTGAAGATCTTCAAGCACCAGATTGGGTGCAAGTTATTACAGAGACAGAGGATTTAGGAGATCCTGTAAGGAGTAGTAGGAAAGATAAAATATTGTGTCCTTTTGATGAACCAAGTGTGTATATTGATGCATCAAAGGTTCACTTATTAGATGATAATTTTAGAAAGTTGAGTGAGGATATTATATCAAAGGGTGTGTTCACTGTCATGCAGCATCCACACAAACACACATATCTTGAGGAGTGTGCTGAGTATGTTAGCAAGGGGTGGGTAGATCCTGACGACATACTAAAATTTACTACTGAATTATCAGAGACTCAATTTGATTTTGAGAATTACTTCTCCCCTTTATGTACTATTATATGGAGACCAAAAAACGATCACGAGTTCAATAAAACTTGGTGGAAGTGGTACAATAGAGGTGGAATAAGAGATCAATTATCATTCTCTGTTGCACTACAATTGACAGGAGTACAATATGAATCTGTATTCTCAAGAGATATTATAAATCAATTCTCTGACGCAAGTCCAGAGGGTGAATGGTGGAACAATAGAACAGGTGATTATCTGTATTATGAAGATGAGGTTGACATCATAGAGTTTATAGATCTATTGACAGAGGTAACAGGATTATTTGATTGGAAAGAATATTTTAGAACAGGGACAGATCGTATTACAGGTGAACCTTTTTATGGAGATGCAGGTGTATACTCATACGCTATAGAGTGGGACGATCCAGAAAAAGATCAACTAATAATTTATACTAGCATAACAAACTGGTATGATACTATACCTGATGACATGTACTATGATCCTGAGGTAAAATATGTT